CTACCGGCGTGGCTAAAGTAAATTCTCCCCCTTCGTAGTCATCCGTTAGATTTATACTCCAACCGTAGTCAAAAAATACATTGTTTGATTTTGGCTGCGCTTTGAAAGCGTCTATGTGCAAATCGTAGTAATCACCTTCAAGGTATTTGTTATAAAAATTTACTGATACTCTGGTAGGACAATACACGCTGTCTATGTAGTGTGTATCGTACAGCTTATCTGTAATTAGCTTCCTTACCTCGTCTGGGACACCTTTAGATTCTTTGTTACTTTTTATGTCCTCTAGATCAGGGGCAGTATCTTCCCCATTCTTAAACGTGTTCTGGTCAATCTTGTCCAGACAAAAATTTACTTCATCTTCATTGAGTAGCTTGATAAACATGTATACCTCCGTCAGTTCACATCAAAGCAAGAAGGGTGGGGTTTTTGAAAGGAACCCCACAGAAACCTTTAGTGCAATTACGTACCTGAAGAGGTCGTAGCCGCTTCCGTCAGCGGGTTGCGCGAAATGTCAACCATGCAAACGTGAACGCGGAAACGAGCAGCACTTTCACCCGTTGAGCCAGCATCAAGGATGAGGGCATCAATCGTGTCAGCACTGGTAAAGATACGTGCGTTGGAACCAGAAGCGCCAACAGCGGCTTCAAGGAACGGCGTAAAGCCAGCAGCGAGCGCAGAACCGTCAACAAAACAGTCTACGTCACCGCCAGTTACACCAACGTCCAAAGTGATCTGAGCATTACCACGCGCTTCAAGAACTTCAAGCGCACCGGCAACAATCATGGTATCCGCAGGAACATCAACCAACTGGATGACATCTCCACCCGTACCGCCATCGGCAGTATCGTGGACCTGCGAAGTGATCACATAAGGAGAGGGCATCCGCGAAGGATGACCAACGGTTCCACCGCCATTGATGGTACGATCAATAGTAGCCATGATTCATCCCTCCCTTAGCTGTAGTCTACAATGCCGAGAACAAGCGACTCAGGGCGCAGGACTTTACGTCCATACACATGAAGACCACGAACAACGTCAGCAAACGAATCGGGGTCGCGAATCACTTCGGTCTTAGCAATTGAGTTAGCGGTTGCACAAGCGGAGATATGACCAGCGAGAACCACGTTCTCACCCGTCCCAACGCCGGAAACCGAAACCATGTCCGTGGTAGTCGTGGCATCAGCCGACTGCCGCAGAGCATTGGATTTGTAGAGCGTAAAGCCCATAATCTTCTGGTTCGTCACCAGACCATTACGGAGCGGCGAAACATCATCGCCCGTAACCTGAACTTCAACGATCTTTGCACCTGCTTTGTACAGGTTCTCATAGACACGCGGGGGCGCTACAAACCAACGGTTCTCTTCAGGAACGTCTTGCTCATCGAGCTTACGAGCCATAAGAGCCATTAGATTTACAACATCATCACCGGCATCAGAACCTGTAACAGTAACAGGAGTGCCACCAGTACCAAGATTAGAGTCCGTTTCAACCGAACCGGAAGCACCTTTGATACCCGCGCCATCAAGCATAGCCTGAAGCACGTTTTTGTCGTAGTTACGCTTCAAGGAGAAAGCACCTGAAGAGGTAGCCATCGCCTCAAAGTTAACATGCGATTGGCGTTCTTCGATATCATCGACTTTGAACGCAAACGCCTGAGCCTGATCTACTTCCAGAGTAATCTCATCGTCAGCCAAGTCCTGCGGAGTAACCACAGCACCACGGGTGTACGCTGAGATGGAGACAGTCGGTTCTTTAATAATACGAACCGTGTCACCAAAATTCTCAATCTCCCCGGCATAGTCAGTGTTCGTAATGTCTTCAACAACTGACGCACGGCGGAAAAATTTAAGAACCTTCTGGCTATAGATTTCGGCTTGGAAATTACCGGACGGTAGATTACCGTATCCGGCGGATACACCAATAGCCATTTCCTTAACCTTTCTCTATAAGTTTAGCCATTTACGATACGTCCCTCCGCGTTTGCCTGATCAAGCTCTGCTTCAAGCTTGTCAAACTCTTGCGGTTTGAGTTTACGTATCTCTGAGGTCGTCCATACTTTTTTATTAGCATCGCTATTAGTAGAGACGTTAACAGGGGTAGTCCTAGTAACAGCCTCTGCAGCAGCAGCTAACTGTTTTTTAGAGGGACGCCCTCTGGGTTTCTTTGTACTAGCAGTGTCTGCTTTGTACAAATCTAGAACGCGAGAAGCGTACTGAACATCGCTGTTATTTTTGGTAATACCATCCGCGATACTAGGTGGCTGCTTACCCAACCATTCTTTAAACTGGTCTGACTTCTTGATATCAGAGAAGTCTGGGTGCAGGGCTAGTAGTTCTTGGTAAGCACTTTTAGCCTGTAGCTGCTCTTCTTTTTTAGAAAGACGCTCAATCTCTTGTTTAAGTTCTTGAACTTCTTTTGTAGCATTTTTAGAAGCTAGGCTTTCTACTACATTGTAAACGTCAGGATAGTTCTCTTTGAAAGATGCAATATCTGCATCGTCCTCATACTCTTCCTCCTGTTGAGGCTGAGTAAGAAGCGTTTCACGTTCCATCTTCCATTCATGGAGTTTGGAGTCGTAGTGCTTCTTGAGATCATCGTAGCGTTTCTTGTAGTCATGCTCTTCCGTCTTTACCTCTGTAGAGACGGAAATAGTTTCATCATCCATAACCTCGTCTTCAGTTTCACCTTCTTCTAGGGTAGCCTCTTCGCTTGGGATATCGTCCTTGTAAACGTCTGCACGATAGCTGCCACGATAAGGGCCTAGAGTTTCCTGTTCTTGGGTAGTCATTTTTCCTCCTTGCGGGGCCTCAGTGGGGTAGCCGCAGTTGGGTTAGTCTAGCAGGGCCGCTAGTTAGCGGGTGGCTGCATCTGTGTCCGCAATCTTGGGTCTTGATCGGGACTTTCTGCCATAAAGCTTCTATTAACGCTTTCTGGCGAAACTCTAATATTATCTGTTTGTGTTTCCTGCGCTGGAGGTGCAGGTTTTCTTTTAGGGCGAGGGATAGTATTTGCAATATAGGTAGAAGAATCTTTATCCTTATATAAAGTGTGACCGCCTATTGTTTTAAATATTTGAAATCTTCCACTAGAAACACGGCTATCAAAAAACTCTTGTCCTCTCGCCGTTGAACCTTCTTTTCCGGGCTTAACGTTTTTGTTTCTGTAAAAGGTTGCCCCTTCAGTTATATCGTCTAAATTTCCTGATATTTGTTTTTCAGCTAGCTCTAACGCCTCTTTCCACCTTGGGTGATTTTTAGCAGCCTTGTAATTTTTATTATTGTAGCCTGTAAACTCTTTGCCGCGCCCACTAGGGAGAGGTGCGCTAATTACATCTTTATACGTTTTCTGCGTTCTAAAGTTTGTTTTTCTATCAAACAGCCTGTTACCAACAACATTGGCTACAACCTGCATACCTTCTCTTCCTTCACCCCCAGCCTCAGAGATTAAAAGCCTCGCAAGCATGTCTACTTCTTTTTGGTCAACTTTTTTTTTACCCGCTTGTAGTCCTTTTGCAGCCCTCACAGGAACTTCCTGCTTCTGCTGAGGCTGTTGCTCTTGCTCTTCTAACTTCTTCTCTGTCTCTTCTTTACCGCTGTTATTTATCTTCTCAAGCAGGTCCGTGCCTATGACTTCGGCTAGCTCTGGCGGTATGTGATACTCTTTGTTTGAAGCAAGTATCTTCTGATCTCCGTTCACCTGTTGTGCAGGTTTAGTGATAGCAGCCTTGTCTATCTCTATACCGTCTTTCTCTTTCAGGTATTCGATAGCAGGTTCAATGATGCGCTCCTCAAAGTCTTTTCTACCAACCTTTGCAAGAGCGGCTGCATTTATGATAAACGCGCCTTCTCTTACGTTCATGGGTACATCATCGGCTACACCTGTCTGATCTTCTGCACCCGGCTGATCAATCATACCGGCTACCTGATCGCCCATTGCTAACTTCTGCATCTGATCCTGCAGAGGAGCAGCCGCAGGTAATGATGGCATTTTTACAGGTTCTTGGGCTTCCGGGGCAGTAACCTGTCCAACATTAGCCATAGGGTCAGAGAGATCAGGATCGGGATCAGGGTCAGGATCAGTACGGTTTTCAAACTCCTGCATCTCCTGAATATTTCTTTCACGCGGCGTCATAGGTTGCTCTTCACCTGTAGACAGAGTAACACCCAAGCTAGCTGCAAACGCTTGCAGCGCAGAAGGTTCGTTGTTTTCAATAATCTGTACAACCTGTGCCTGCGCCTCTTGCGACATCTGTTGCACTTTAGCTGTAAACTGATCCTGTGTTATTTCCATTATTCTTAATCCTGCTAATAACACGGCACATAGGAAGACCAACGTACAAAAGTGCTGCACCTAACCTGCTCCCTTTGCCGTAGCCAACTCTGTGAGCCATTTCTTTTGCCACTTCAGTGACAACAGGGCTAATCGCTTTTGCAGCCCACCTGTTCTTTCTAATAAACTTAGCTGTAGGTACACCCCATGCCCAATAGCCTTGCCGTGTCTCTAGTGGTAGAGTGCGTCCGTAAGCACCGTCATGCTGCCAGAGTTCTTTGTGTAGAAGACCCATGTCTTTAAGTGCTGTGCAGATTACTGTACTCTCACCGCCGCCGTCGCTTCCATCACTGCCAAAGCCTGTATCATATGATTCAACACCTGCTTCTATACCTG